AATATTATACGGATGGCCGTTTATTTTATTTTGAGGATTTCAAATTAAAGTTCTATTATTACAATTATGCCATTAGAGTCTCCATATATATAGGACTCCAGTACACCGATACATAGAACAAATTGAGAGACACCGATTGACTAAGTCAACATGGCAGCCCCAAATCGGTTTAAATTAAATGCAAAAAATTATTTTCTCACTTATCCCAAGTGCTCCCTCACTAAAGAAGAAGCACTTTCCCAATTCTTAAATCTCCAAACACCAACTTCTAAAAAATTCATTAGAATCTGCAGAGAGCTTCACGAAAATGGGGAACCCCACTTACATGTTCTTATCCAGTTCGAAGGAAAATACAAGTGCCAACATCAGCGATTCTTTGATCTGGTCTCCCCAACCAGGTCAGCACAATTCCATCCAAACATCCAGGGAGCTAAAAGCTCCAGCGACGTCAAGTCCTATATGGAGAAGGACGGAGACACCATCGACTGGGGAGAGTTTCAGATCGATGGAAGATCTGCACGAGGAGGACAACAATCAGCCAATGACGCTTACGCCACAGCGATTAACGCAGGGTCAAAAATTGAGGCCCTCAATATATTAAAGAATAAGTCTCCTAAAGATTATATTTTTCAATTTCACAATTTAAAATCTAATTTAGATAGATTTTTACAGGAGCCTCCTGTGGAGTATGTTTCTCCTTTTTCTTCTTCTTCTTTCGATCAAGTTCCGGCAGAACTTGAGGAATGGGCTGCCGAGAATGTGGTGGATGCCGCTGCGCGGCCTTTGAGACCCATGAGTATAGTCATAGAGGGTAATAGTAGGACGGGGAAAACAATGTGGGCCAGGTCATTGGGTTCACACAACTATTTATGCGGTCACTTGGATCTCAGTCCAAGAGTCTATAGTAATGACGTATGGTATAACGTCATTGATGATGTTGATCCGCATTATCTAAAGCACTTCAAGGAATTTATGGGGGCCCAGAGAGACTGGCAAAGTAACACCAAGTATGGAAAGCCCGTTCAAATTAAAGGGGGCATTCCGACAATCTTCCTCTGCAATCCTGGGCCAACTTCCAGCTATAAAGAGTATTTAGACGAAGATAGGAACGCAGCATTAAAGAACTGGGCGGTTAAGAATGTCTTGTTCGTCTTCCTCTCAGAACCTCTATACTCAGGTACCTATCAAGGTCCAACACAGGATAGCGAAGAAGAGGTCCATCCGGCGAGGAGTTGATCTGAAGTGCGGATGTTCATATTTTCTGTCATTAACCTGCGCGAATCATGGATTCACGCACAGGGGAACCCATCACTGCAGCTCGTTTCAACAATGGCGTCTTTATCTGGACGGTCCCAAATCCCCTATACTTCCGCGTCCCAGTGCACATGAGCAGGCCCTTCCACCTGGAACAGGACATCATACACATCCAAATACAATTCAATCACAATCTCAGGCAAGCACTACAGATACACAAGTGCTTCCTGAGCTTCAAAGTCTGGACTCGTTCACGGATTCCGACTGGGAGTTTCTTACGAGTCTTTAAGACTCAAGTTATTAGATATTTAGATAGATTAGGTGTAATTTCTATTAATCTTGTAATTAGAGCTGTAGATCATGTATTGTATAATGTACTGCATCACGATGCAAATGTTGAACAAAGCAATGAAATAATATTTCGTCTTTATTAATTCGATACTGAATCATAGAAATAGATCCGTATCTTCATCGTAGCATACACAGGGTTAGAGGCGTGCGTACACGCCATATACAACATCAACGCATTCTCCGTATGATTCTCATACTTCCCAGCCTCTTGCTGGTTGTACACAACATAATTATTAACCCTAATAAACTTCTTCACTAATGCCTGTTCTTTTGAAGCGTATTGTCCACCGGTGACAGTTGCGTGCCACTTCCTCAACACCTGATAACGATCTCTGTGCATATTCTTAACAGTAGCAGTGCTAGGCTCGTTGTCGAACATATTGAACACCTCTCCAAAGTCCTGTGGCTTATCAACAGGGCGACGGTCACGAACAAGAAAGAACAGGACACTGTTCGTGTGATTCCTGGTCTTGATATTCTCATCCATCCATATTTTACCCAAAACGTAAACAGACTTAACACAAAAACGCTTACCAACTCTATGGGTCAGCCCAGTACCGCGAGTGACATCACTAATACACATGACCTTCCCTATATGGACTACATCGTGTCTAGATTCAAACGACTGGACCTTACATGGGCCTTCACATCCTTTAGGAACATCCGGACTTCTGAACAGCCTGTACATCCTGGGCTTTCTGTTCATCGGCCTGTTCACCCATGCTTTTGCTTTGTTGACGCGGACAATGGGGGCAGCAACACGGCTCGCATATGAGCTGTCGAAGTTGAGACGGCGGCGTACCTTCGAGGCGGGCGTGGAAATGATTATATCTGCTGGTCGCTTCGACATAATTCCTAGCCCTTATTACTGAAATCAAATCCCTAATTAAATCGTACCCCAGAGTATCTGGGGAATAGGTCTTTTCTACTAATTGCAAATATTTAACTGCTAGCATACACCTAAAACCGTGAACGGTTTCAGGAAACTCATTCAACAATGGATCCCACATATTGGAGAATAAATACTTGGTGACTAAGTTTATAGGGGGGACCACAAAACATTTAACCTTTAACCGCGCCTTGGGATGGGGTCCCCTATCCTTGTCAGTTAATGCGTTAAGGGGCCCAAAAAAAAAATCGCGGCCATCCGGT